TGTTCATTCACAATGAATACAATACTGCAATCATTGAGAACATTTTGAAGCGACAACGGCAAGTTTTGAAGCAGATTAAGAAGGAAATGGAGCAATTTAAACGCAGTACAATTGACCCCCGTACCTTTGTGATTTTAGATGATTGTTTATATGACAACACGTGGGCAAGAGATAAGATGATGCGACTTCTCTTTATGAACGGTCGACATTGGAAGGTGATGTTAATCATCACAATGCAATATCCATTGGGCATTCCACCAACGCTAAGAACTAACATTGATTACGTTTTTATTTTAAGAGAGCCATATATTGCCAATAGAAAGCGAATTTACGAGAATTATGCAGGTATGTTCCCCACATTGGAGTCATTTTGCCAAGTGATGGATCAATGTACTGAGAATTATGAATGCCTAGTGATAAATAACAACGCCAAATCTAACAAACTGCAAGACCAAGTGTTCTGGTACAAAGCAGATGCACATAATGACTTCAGATTGGGCTCCAAGGAGTTCTGGGAGCTATCCAAATCCATCAATGATGATGAAGAGGACGAACAATATGACCCAAATAATGTGAAGAAACGTGGACAAGGGCCAAAAATTGCAGTTAAAAAGTCAAAGTGGTAACACGCTTTTATAAAAAGCGCTTTCAAAATATATAAGCAGTTTAAATCAACTTGAAGAGTATCCTATTATAAAATCTTGCTTTACATTTAGGTAAAGCAAGAACAAATGATGAAAAACTGCTTAACCTTAAAGATAAGCAAGATTCTATGTTATAGAATAAAAAATGTATAATCAAATTTACAAAAAGAACAAAAATGTAATGGCAAATGTGGATACTATTTGTAGAGTAATAATAGCTCTAGACAAAAACGTCTTGCATTTAATGTCAACATATGCAGTGGTCGTCTGAAAATTAATTGACATAATTAAGGCAATCCACATTTTATGATTAATAAACTGGCTTCTTGGAAATCCTGATTGTATAAAAAAGTTGTTATCAAAGTCAACTAACAAAATATAATAAATTATAGCAAAAATAAGCGTACTTGAGATTTGCAGAGCAAATAGATTAAAGTATTTTACATACGTGTCTGGTACAAGTCCAAAGAAATTGCCAAAAATGCAGGCATCCTCATATAGTTGTGGTTTCTGTGTTTTAGTATTTTTATCAGCATTAGTGTTTGTAGTGTCGTCGTTGTTTGTATTGTTATCACTCATTTAAAATATTACAATATAAAATATAAAATATAAAATATAAAATATAAAATATAAAATATAAAATCAAAATTCTTATATTTTATTTAAATTCAGTTCCTAAATAACGCATCAAAGTCAAAAATAAATCGTGTTTTAATCAACTCTTTCCATACTATCAGCATCAGATTCCTTCTTTATAGCAAAAGGACCACTGAGCAACTCAGACCTACCATAATCTGATTGACCAATAACAATATTGTCGCCATCAAATAACTCACTGCGAATATCAGCAGCTGAAATTGCATCATTCTTAGAAAACTTGGCATCTTCGGCACCAATTAGGTTACCATCCTTGTCAATATCCTGAGTAATAGTACTACCGTGCTTCTCAGCATTCTTCTTATTGTCATCAATTGCCTTCTGCTTGGTCTCCTTGACACGCTGCTCGAATGCAGTCTTGGCGACCGACTCATTCTTCTGCTTCTCCTGAGCCAACTGGTTAAGCTCCTCCTCCATATACTCAACACGACCCGTTTTATAAGCCTCAGGGTCCCAGCACAGCCACTGACCAACAGGACCAACAAAGACGTCGAAACTGGAGTCGGTTTCTCGCAACAACTTGGCACGCATTTCAGCCTCCTCTTGAGTTGCAAAATTACCTCTAGACTTGAAGCCTCTTACAGAAGTCTGGAAGTTGTGCTTGATATTGAACTGCTTCTCCATCTCCTCCTCATTCTTATCCAAGAATGTCTTGTAGTCGTCCTCAATAGAAGAGCTAATAATATTATCTCTCTCCTCCTTAACAAATCCCTCGAAATCCTTTATCACATCCTCAAAGTTCAACTTGTACTTAAATGATACAAAATTTAGAAATTGGTGAAACTTCTCCATTGATTTCGTGAATTCCCACTTCTTTAGGAATGATTCAAAAAAGAACATTTCCTTCTGCTTCAAAATCTTCTCGGGAGTAATAAATGAAAAACAACCAAATTGTTGACCTGCGATGGGCTTATCTAGTTCCAAAAGGTCTACATATTTAGGGTTCTCAGAACCATCCTTTCTTAACTTTCGTTCAAATGCCAACTTTTTGGCAACATTCGATTTAGATTTTCCACTCATTATATATTTATTTAGTTATTCGTTTTAAGTTTTAATTTGCATAATTATTATTTAATTAATATTTCACAAATAAATTCTTATTTTTTTCTTTTTTATTTATATAGAATGGCTATGTTTAATGTCGCTGAACTTGTTAAGAGAATTGTTAAGTACTTGATTGAGGGTCTGATGGTTGCTATTGCTGCCTTCGCTATTCCCAAGAAGTCTTTGAATATGGAGGAGATTATTCTGCTTGCATTAACTGCTGCTGCTACTTTCGCCATCTTGGACACATACATTCCTAGTATGGGTGTATCTGCACGCACTGGTGCCGGATTCGGTATTGGTGCCAACTTGGTTGGGTTCCCTGGCGGACTCTAAAATCCACCTTTTACCACCTTTATAAGCGAAGCGGAAAAGGTGGTACCGAAACTAACTAATTGGTGTAATTATAAATAATTAATTAAATATTATTTATTATTTATTATTTATTATTTATTATCCAAACATTTGTCGCATCTCCGAGTAAGTCATATTGCGTCCTGTTTGTTCCTTAAACATATCAGCGCCTGCTTGCAATCTGCCAACTAAAGCATCTGGATTATTCAATAATGCTATTCCTTCTTGCATCGTCTTTGGATTAACATCAGTTTCAATCTTCTTCATAATTGCTTGAAGATTAGGTTCAGTAGGTTTGATATTATTATTGGTAGCCTCGGACATTTTATATATCCTAGGCAAATAAGCTTTATATTTGTTGAATATATATTTTCTCAATAAATATATATTATGGATAAAGGTAAACTAACATTAGCCGATTTGGCAGTTTCTCCAAGATCTAAATCTAGGTCTAGGTCAAAATCTCCAAAATCTAAATCGAGGTCAAAGTCTAAGTCTAGGTCAAGGTCATCTTCTAGTTCTTCAGGATCATCTGGTTCTAGGTCTAACCCAATGGCAAAGACACGAAGACACGGTGACAATCGTCATCCTCTATCAGTTACCCGAGGACCCGGATATGGTGATTTGGCAAAGACACGGAGACATGGTGACAATCGTCATCCTCTCTCTTATACAAAAGGTCCTGGATATGGAAAATTAGGCAAGACTATAAGACCGAAATACAGTAATATGTAATTTATAAAGCGTTCTGAAAGCATTACACAGTCGCAATAAACTCCCAATCCAATTCAATACACATCTTCTTCCAAGTCTCATCTTGCTCAATCAATTTCTCTCTATCTTTCAACATTGGAATATCTTCCAAAAACTGGTCTTCTCCCAAAAGTTCACAGAACTTATAAAGAACATAGTAATAGTTCAAAAAGTTAACTCGATAATCAGGACACGTCTTTGCATAAGGTGATTGAATCTCCATAAACAGATTACAAAGTGTTTCTTCTAATTCTGGACTAAAAACAGGCGGTTTTATTCCTAACTTATTTTTAATAAATGCAATGTGCTCATAATATTTATTAAAGCCAAGCTTCTTCAAAATCTCTTTTGTCTTATAATGTGTTAGTTGTTCTAATTGTATACGCTCCTTTTTGATTTGTTGTTGAATCTGTTCAATAACGTCATCTGGAATTTGTGTAGTTTCTTTACCCTGAAATTGAGCCAAAATCTCCTTAAAATGGTTAATTTTCTTATAAGCATAGAAACACACCTCCTTTGGTGGTTCCTTGTAAGATGGTTTTTCATTCTCTATTAAGTATGGTATACTAACAGCACATTCATTGCAAATTAAAACACCCTCGTCATCGAGTGGAATCAATTCACCCTTATAACAACTCTGACAAATATCAGTAACTCTTATAAATGCATTCATATCAAGAAACGATTCATCGATATTGGACAAATATTTTTGAACAATATTTTTGTTCTGATTTTCAGTGCCAGTTTGTTCTGGCTCTATGCACTGAATTTTAAAAAAGTTGAATAATGCTTGACTCTTAGATGTAGGAATTATATTTACATTGGTGCTATTACCATTATTTTCAACATTTTCAATATTTTTCTTGTTTTCAAAATATTCGAATATATATTTAGAATTATCTAAAAAATAATTATTTTTCTTGTCTTTTAATTCTTTGATTGTTTCATTAATTTCTCGAATACGATCTTTGATTTCCATTATCTTTTCAATTGGATAATTGTTAGTTTGGTTGATGATTTCTTGTTTTAATTGTTGTCTTTCCTCTTTCAATTTAGGAATTGTGTCATATGAGTCCTTTGAAAAATCATTCATAAACTCTTTATGCTTACCATCTAATGTGGTTGAATATCTTTTACAAACTTTTATCTTTTTTGCAGTTTTTGGCTTAAACGATGGCATAATTTTAATACTTATATTATAATAATTAATTTTATTTAATTGATAATTTACAAGAAATATATAAATCAACCTTTTTTCCACCTTTCAAAAGGTGGAACCAAACTGTCTAATTCAGTTTGTTTTGCTCCACTTTTCTTAAAAGTGGAAGGAATGGGTTTAAACATTATTTATTGTTTCGCTTCTTATTCTAAATGGATATCGAGATAAATATAGCAAATTCGAATGATGAAAATAAACAAATTGAAATAGACCAATTAAAGTTTCAAAAAATGGTCTTTTTATACAATGCTTTAGACAATGGTTGGTCAATTAAGAAACGAAATAATTCCTATATTTTTACCAAAAATCACGAAGGGAAACGTGAAATATTCGAAGCGTCATATTTGTCCATATTTATGAAGGAGAATGCCGACATTAATAAAATATTAAAATAATATGTAGGTTGTGAGTTTTAAAAAGTGTGTATTTAATTAATTTAATTTAGCAATTAAATTATTTTTCCAGAATTTTTTTTCTTTAGCAATATTATAAAATGGGAGGCGGACTTATGCAACTCGTAGCTTACGGCGCTCAGGATGTTTACCTTAAAAGCCTGTAGGGTAGAAAAACATCGGGGAATATTAAACCAATAAAATATTCATAAAACCCTTTGTGGCCTTTGTTGCAAATAATTAGCAACTTATCCACTGATGTTAATTAGGGATACTAAATAAATGTTTAGTATGAAAAACCCTAGTGAGAAAATCAAACTGCTTGAAACCCCTAAAGCTTATTCTACTAAGCAACTTTTGTGAGAGAGTTGTGGCCAAGATAAAAAACTTGGGTATAGTAAAAATGAATAAGATAATTTCAAACGTGAAATATTTGAAATAAATGGGCAATGAGCATCCAAGCTTCTTTAAATTTTATAATAAATAATAAAATGAAATAAATAGAATAAATAATATATATAATAAATGTCAACTCTTAATAATGAAATAGTAGAAATAGACAGACAGTGTGTTAAATGTGGAACAACTAAATGTATTGAAAAATTTAGACAATACAATAGCAATTCACATTCTAATACCTGTAAAAAATGTTTAAATGATATGGATAAAATAAGAAAAAAACATCTAAGACAACAAAAACAAGATAATTGTTTGGCAAAATGCGAAAAATGTAATAATGAAAAAATACTAAAAGATTTCGCTAAGCTTAAAAAATTTTACAAGAAAAAAATATGTCTAGATTGTTATCCAACATTTTTAAAAGAACAAAAAACTGAATGGTGCAAAAATGAACACAATACAAATATGAATTACAGAATAAAAAAATCATTGGCTGCACGGTTAAGAAATGTTCTCAATAAAAATGACACTACTATGAATTACATAGGTTGCAATATTCAATATTTTAGAGAATGGCTAGAATATAATTTTACAGGAGAAATGAACTGGGATAATTACGGTTCATTCTGGTCAATTGATCATATCATTCCTGTATGTAAATTTAATTTGTCTGTTGAAGACGAAAAATTTAAATGTTGGAATTGGTCAAATATGATGCCAGTGACAGTAAATTATAATTCATCTAAAAAAAATATTGTTATGGAACAAATAAATTATATTATTGAAAAAATAGAAAAGTTTAAAGAAGAAGGTTCAACGACTAAATGGTTTTCGAGTGAATTTATATTAAATATGGAACTAGTTTTAAGTAAATAAAAATAAAACGAAATAAATTCATTTTAAGATATAGTCTAATCCTTATCGAAAGATAAGGTAGAGGAAATGTACAGGTAATCCTCAAATCACCTTCTGGAAGGTAACTTACAGAAGGTACACTAACTTTGCCATCGAATCGATTGAGCAAACTTTCAACGGCCAAGCCGATTTTGGACGAAGAGTCCAGTGCGTCATCTCCAGAAACGGTGACCTCGCTTACAGAACCTATCTGCAAGTGACTCTTCCTGAGATCAACCAGCTTATGGGCATTGCATCCTTCGCCGCTGGCGTTGGTTCCGGTGTCTATGCCCGTTGGTTGGATTTCCCCGGTGAGCAACTCATTGCTCAGGTTGAGGTTGAGATCGGTGGTCAAAGAATTGACCGCCAATATGGTGACTGGATGCACATCTGGAACCAGCTCACAATGACTGCTGAGCAACAGCGTGGATACTTCAAGATGATTGGTAACACCACCCAGCTTACCTTCATCACTGATCCCTCTTTCTCTGAGGTTGATGGCCCTTGCGACTCCTTGGCTCCCCGTCAGGTTTGCGCCCCCAGAAATGCTCTCCCTGAGACCACTCTGTACATCCCTCTCCAGTTCTGGTTTTGCACCAACCCTGGTCTTGCTCTGCCTTTGATCGCTCTCCAATACCACGAGGTCAAGATTAACCTTGATATCCGCCCTATTGATGAGTGCTTGTGGGCTGTCACCACCTTGTCTTGCAACTCTGGTGCTACTGCCAATGACCCCGCTGGAAGCAGAACTGCCTCCGCTGGATATGCTCT